TGTCAAAGTGATCAATGGCGCAGAGTTTTAATGCCTGTTGGTAAAACCAATGGTCGTGTTTCCATGCAGATAGATCGTAGTAATCGTCAAAGTAAAGGTCATCGAGTAAGGTATAGGCAGAAGTGTCCAATCCGTATTCTGCAAACACACTGTCTATTTTATGTTGAGGATACGGACTGATAATGTATGTTAGATCGGGTTTAGGATTTATAAAGTTGTCAAACGTCAGAGTAACGGCGGCTTCATTGATCCTACTGGGACCAATAAGTAAAATGCGTGTTATCATCTTATTCTGTTAGATGTGCCGATACTAAATCTGCTAGGCCCCAAGTAATACTCATGCCGGGACTTATGTCGGGCACCGAGCACCATCCATTAAATTTAGGATCATCTACGTGTGGATTGGTGATAGTTACGTTCGGCTGTCCGCCAAAACGTAACGGTTTGGCTTTAGCAGCCTGTTGCCAATTTAGATTAATCTGTTGATCATCTAAATAGAATTCAACAGTATATGTTTGAATTGGGCCAATTGATTCCGGGTGGTTAAGCACTGTTAATGTTAGATGGGTTGTGCCGTCCCAAGTATCTGTTACTACTTCAATTTTGTTTGGATCTACTAGATTGGGGTCGCTATTAAATGGTGCTGTTACTTCTACTCGCTCGACTAATTTTTCTGCGCCTAGTGATATGTCTACCCAGGCATTACCTGTTAGCGGACTACCTTTACTTACATTAACTACTACTTTGAGTTCTGACATAATTGAATACCTTATTTAAAATAAAACGCCAACTTGCCGCCGATACGCGAACTGTAGTAATTCTTACCACCGTCCATTAGTACACGACCTTCAAAGTTTGGCGGATAAACTGCTGTAAATCCTTGTAATACTGCATCATCACCTTTCTTAGCCATTTTAGTATAGATTTGAATAATACTTGATTGGTTTAATAATGCTAGCGCACCTGCACTAAATTCTTCACTCATGTTTACTTCATTTGCTACTGTTTTTGCCACTGCAGCCATGATAGCATACCCTGTATTAAACCCAACTACATTTGGTTTAACTGAGTATGGTGCTAATATTGTGCGAGCATTTTTAGTTATACCATCAAACGTTGTTTTTCCTGTTTTAATGTATAACGTTACTTCATCAAATAGCTCATTAGTAACACCAGGAATACCCAATGCTATACCTAATTCAAATGGCCCCGTTAATGCTGAATTTTCTGCAATGATAGTTACTACATCAATGGCAAATTTAGCTGTGGTTATTAACTCTGTATTACCTTCACGTTCTGCTTTTTTATAAGCATCGTGTAGATTTTTAGCACTGGCTTTGGCTCCACTACCACCTTTACTACTAATACCAATTTGTTGTCCATTTGGAGCAGTTAAGAAACTGTCGCATAAGGCGGCATTCATTGCCATTGGAAATTGTACTTTACATTTGCTCCACGGTGCACCATCAGCTAGTGCCATGCGTGCCTCGTCTGCTTGTCCGCCCACTACACCACCAGCAAGTGCTACAGGTTGCATGATTTCGCCAAAGTAATCACGGATGGCTTCCATTTGTGGTGCCATACCTGAGAATATAATAGCGCCTTGGCCTTGTGCTAGTGCAGTAAGATTTTGTGTGAATATTTCTTTAACAGGATCAGGACTGTTTGCTGTTACTGTTTGAATAAGCTGTCCCACGTCATTAAATACGTTTTCCGTTTTAATAAGATTTTGTGGGTCATAACCTGCTTGTAATTTTTTGGCACCTTTAGTTGCTAATTTCCAACCAGGGGGGATTTGATTGTTATTCCAAATTCCTAACATATTATGTTTAGTCTGTTGTAGATACCTACCCCAATATACGCGACCGCCATCTTCGTCGTCGAGCTCTGCTACAGCAAATGCGCTACCGCCTGGATTATTAGTCCACTCAATTTTAGCGTTGGCTTCTTGTTCAAATTGTGCAATTGCTTGATCTCGTTCTTGTGGAGTGGCAAACTTTGCTTGTTCTGGGTCAGGATATGATATAGCTGTTACAAAATTAAATGTTTTACCATCCTGATTTGCAAAGGAATCGCCAGGAAGGCGGCCAAATATACCCTTAGCTTCTGTTACTAAATCGTAAAATCTCATATCTACACCTTATTATTAGTGTATTTATCCTGACGTTCAATGTCGTCTTCCGAACAACGTGCGCCGTATTGTATCTCTACAATGCGACATGGTTGATCGTATGGATTGTGTAGTTGGTGCCACGATTCTAAACACACATGTAGCCGTTGATGTCTGACCAATCGTTGCTCGATCACCTGGCCGGACACCCGCTCGAATTGACGCACTGCACATTTGCCCTCTGTAATTAACCAATCTTCAGTACGATACAAGTGCCGTTGCATTGATAAGCCCTGACCGGGGTCAATGGTTAATTCCTTTACTTTTGTGCCAGAAACGTCATGTAATACACGATAATACCCCCAAGGACGAACGATTTTAGGCGCTTTCCACTCCTCTAAAATCCAACTACTACTGTTGAGCTTATTTTGGCCACCTACACCAAACACAAACTCTACATCTTTAACTTTCATTTCTGGAATATTTTTAGCAGTGCGGTCGCCGCCATTGGCAAATACTATTTGACTGTTAGGGTACATCATTCTAACGTTGTTGATTGCTTCAATTGCAGTATCGTCGTTGTCGTCAAAGAGGATACAATGATCTACCATCTTTAGATTCTGTATAATATTGATACGTTCTGTGCTGGGCATGAACGCACGGCCTTTCTTGCGTTCTAACCAACTATCACTGTTAACCCCAACAACAAGTATGTTACCTAATTGTTTAGCAGCTCTGAAATATTCTAAGTGTCCGCTATGTAACGGATCAAATCCACCTGTTACTAATACAACACGATTAATCATTTTTATAACTTTTTCTAGTGGGTGGTTTGCTTTTTAATGACATTGGTTTAAAGGTTTTTGTTTTAACTTCAGTAGCAGCTGGCTGTTCTATAGTATGTTCAGACGATTGAACTACTTCACCCGGTATTACACCCACATCTGCCGTAGCTGGGGGTATTTCTGTCTGTTGGCTAACGTAGTCAATAAAGTATAGTTCTTTATCTAACCAGGGCATAACAATTTCTTCTTGTTTGAGAAATCCGTTTGCATTAATGCTATTGACGATACTAGGATGTAACAAGTTTTTATCTATTAGATCAAACCACGTAGTGGTCTTAGGATTCATTGGCTCTATATCTGTTTTATATACCGCCATTTGAATCCACGGGTCTTGAAACTGTTTTAACAAGTACGCATCACGACAGTCAAACCCGTTAACTGCTAGCATATAAATTAACATAACAGGAGTGTAATGAAAAATACAACCGTTGTAGCCTCTGCTGTATTGTCTGCCATATTCTATGCCTGTATGTTGTGGCACACTTAATGCTAGCATGCCGTTTACATTAAGATATCCATTCCATTTACGCAAGGTATATAACGGATCAGTACTATACTGTAGGCTATCATGTGCCCAGATAAAGTCAACTGGTACCGGAAACAAGTAGTCAGCATCAAAACTATTATTAACTTTGTGAATATTTTTAATATTAGGCAGTTGTGCTAGTTTACTAGAATCGACATCTACAGCATGGCAGGCAAAGTTATAAGGTTGCGGTGGATCCTCGTTATTCATTAAGGTTGCCCACCAGATAGTATCTTCGCCAGAACCACAGCCCATATCAGCAATATGATGAATACTTTCTAAAAATATATCATATTGCTGTATTAAGTCAAGTATACGTAAACTATGTCTAGCCAATTGAAGCATCCTCCATACCTGCAGTACGCAACCTAGTAATATGTCCTAGCATAAAGTTTTTACTTTCTAACCCCTTCATGATACCTAGCCACTTGTTACGCAATAATGCTACTTCGTTAATAATAGTTTCCATATTAATAACGTCATCTTCAGCTTCTGCATACTTTTCAGCATCTCTACTGGTCAATGCCCTTGCATATCCTTCTAGATATTTTTTATAGTGTGTTTGTCGAATCTTCCGTAACTGTATATTAAGGTAGTTAAGCACTGCTTCAATTTCTTGTAGCTGGTTAAAGCGTTGCTCAGTAATGCCCGGCAGATTTGCTAAGTTTTTTTCAATGTTTCCGTAGGTTCCCACTTCTTTTTTTGCCTGCAATAATTCATTTTCATAATGTGTTATGAAATCGGGTATATCTCCCAAATTAGCAACCACGCGACTATACCACATCATACTTCTCCAACCAAGAAAATATTTCTCGCCAGTTTGTGCCACGGCGACGGTCTTTTTCATTAAGGAATGTTATTAACTTTTGTATTTCAACTGTATTTAACGTTCCAGAAGTAGCTTGTGTCTGAATGCCCTGCATATATTTGTAAGATAATTTTGCTTCGTCTGTATCCTGCGGCAATAATGATAATATTGTATCAAAGACCTCAACAAACTCTTTAGAACCAAAAATCTCAGCTTTTAAATATGATGGATCTGGTTCAACACCACTAAAAGAATGACCTATTTTATGGATACGACTCCATTCTTTTAATTTAATTAAAAACTCCGGCATTGTTTTTATAGTCAGAGCAGATATAGTTTGATTAACATTAACAACTAACCATTTTTGATCTAATAGATATTTAAAATTTTCTTCCCATTGATCTAACTTAAGTCCCCATCGCACATACTCTTGCTCAATGCCCCAGCAATCAATACTACACGTAATATCAACCCTACGTAGACTTTTTTTCATTACTAATTGCTTTGTTCGAGTTACAAAATATTCTAAACGAGTTTTATCTATCATAAGATTAGTTATGATATTAAGCTCACATTGCGGGCTTGGATACTGTTCAATCATATCTAAAAGTTTTTCAAATTCTTTTTGAATTAGCGGTTCACCACCAGCAACGTGAAGGCGTTTAACTTTAGAGAATCCATTAGGAAACCATTGCCAAAAATACGAAACTAAATCTTTAAACTGACCGTCATGAGTAATAAGTTCTACTCCATTACTAGAAAACTTACCAAATTTTTGATTTTCACTATTAATAGTAGAACTTAACGACGGACGGCAATATAAACACCCCAAATTGCATGCATTACTAAAATATATCTCTACAATTGTAGGGGTTACCTGAGTCACAGTTTGATCTATGTCAAGTTCTTGCGGTATTAAATTAGGTATAGCTAGATGTCGTTTTCTATCACTAACTCCGCCAACTTCTTCAATTTTTCGACAATATGCACAATTAGAATCGGGCCAGTTACCTGCAAGCATATTTTTACGATCTTCTAACTTCTCCGGTGTATTGTGAAATTCAACAAAGTTTTCTGCCGTAAGTTCACTAAAAGCAGTGCGATGACATGATGCTGTTATTCCGGTATTTAAATATATTGTACTCCAGTTCCACTTTAATGGACATGCTGTTGTAGTTTTTATTGGAAAATATTTTCCAGTACTCATTTAATAGTCGTCGCTTCCGTCGAAATCTTCTTCCTCGTCTGCGTCAACTTCTTCACCTAAATATTCCTCAACTGCACGTTTAAGATAGCTGTCAGTTCCGCCAAATGTTTTAAGATCGGCTTCGGTGATATTATGATCGGCTACTACACTAACTACATGATCTGCAGCGGCCTGTTTATCTTTGGGATTAATATATTCTTTACAAGTTAACCACATTTCACCCAATACATCTAATTCTACGTTCATTCTTCAGTTCCTTGTTCTAATACTACGTTTTCAGATAAGTCTTCGTCTATATCTACTGTAGTTTCAGTACTTAGCAAAGGGTTAACATTAGATGAAATTTCTTTCATTACTTTGTCTAATGAACCGTCTTCGTTGCGTTCCCATGCTTTACGGAATTGTTTAATAGTTTTTCCGTCTGATAGCGTATAAACTAAACTGTTGCCTTCTTTCTTAAGCAAGTTTTTAGCTTCTAGCATGTCTGTTAATCCACTGTATGGGCTCATGCCAGTTTCATATGGAATTTCTACTTGTACTGACTCGAACGGTTTAGCATAACGTGTTTTCATAATCTTACAAGCAGCACGTATACCGTTAACAGTTGTAGTCTTGTTACCATCAGCGTCTGTTTTAAGTTTTAGTTTACGCATAGCTACAACAATCGAACTTGCGTAGATAAAGCCCTGACCACCTGAAATTTTATCATCTGGATCAAACATATCCTGTGACGCATACGTATGGTTAGTTGCTACTAGACCTAAGTTTAATGTACCAAACATGTTTACACAGTTACGTACAAGTGCTGTAAGTGCTTTAGGTTTACGCCCCATATCACCTTTCATTTCACCTGCTTCAAACTGATTAACGTCTGTCGGAGTTAACATCATACCTAAGCTGTCTAGAACAAACAACACTTTAGGACGGTCTTCTTCTGGAAGTGTGCGATACTCTTTAACAAAGTCACTGATAACCTTAGCCACATCATCGATCATAGCCATGTTAAGTTTAAGCAGTTTGCTTTCGTCTGTGTCTACACCTAGTGCGTGTAACCATGCTTCATCAAGTGCGTTTTCTGTATCTATTAAGATAACATAAATGCCTTGCTCTTGTGCGTGGCGTACAATATTACCCGAACAGATAAATGATTTACCTGCACCTGATTCACCAGCAAACACAGTTACCTTACCCATCGGAATACCTTTGTTAAAGTCTCCGCTAAGTAGGTAGTTTAATGTGTAGTTGCCTGTACTAATCCAATCTGTTGGATCGTTAAAGCCAATACCTAAGCCTTCAATGCTTTTAGTAATTGACTTTCTAAATTTACTAATGTCGAATGGTTTCGCCATGATTTATCCTTATTGAAAAAAGGGTAGAGTACCAGACTCTACCCCGATCTTACGTTAACTTAAGATGTTTTTTGACGATTGCGAATCATTGCAAGGATGTCTTCAGCACGTTGTCCGCCGCCCGCTGGTGCTGTTACCGGTGCTGTAGGTGTAACATTATCTGTTTCAAACGGTACATCTACTGATTCAACATGCTCACTAACTGGTGCACTAGCCGCTGGGGTCGATGCCGCAGGTGCTGATTGTGCTACAGATTGTGCTGCAGGTGCTGCTGTTGCTCCACCTGCTGGTGCACTAACACCACGTGGGCGGTCGTAGCTACCCCAACGCTCTGTGTCATACGCTTGACCATCAACTGATGCTTCAAACATCTCTTTGATAACTTTAAGCTCAACATCACTCGGTTTCTTAGGAAGGAATTCGCTAAGATTGTACAAGCCATGTTTTTCAATAGCTTCTGCTTCGTCTGCTGTTAATGCAGATTCTTTGCGTGACCATTTACTAGTTGAGTAGTCAGCATACCCACCTTTTGATGTTTTGCTAACGGTAAAGTCCAAACCACCTTGGTAGTCTGTTGGTAAGTTTTCTAACTCAGGATCAAGCAAGGCTGCTTTAATTAAGTTGAAAATTTGTGGGCTGATGATAAAACGACGAATCGGATTAGCTGGTGTTGTATCATCTGCAATTGGGTTTTCATGTACAAAGCCCTGGAACAAGTATGATTTCTTTTTCCAATATTTACGACCCATCTCTTCTAATGATGCGTCTTTAAACCATGTACGTACTTCTGCAAGTACTGGACAAGCTTCGCCATACATTTCAACGCATGGTACTTGAACTGTAACTGGTTTACTATCTGCTTGGCCTTTTACGCCAGCAAATGTTAAATTGATCATTAAACGCTCTGCCCAGAAGAAGTCATTCTTTGGATTTGCGTCTGGTAAAAAACGGATTCTTGCGTTTGTGCCTTCTGGAATGTTCCAGTGAGCGTAGATAGCGTTATCGCCTTGTTGTTGACTGCCGCCCGAACTGCGGTTTTCTTGTGCTTGTAATTTTGCACGAATTTCTGCTAATGATGTTGCCATGGTGTAACTCCTTGTGTTTTAAGTTGGTCTTTTAAATGCCTAATAACGTAAGCATATATATACTATACGTTATAATTATTTATCTCGCAAGAGAAATATTTAAATATTTTAACCAAAACAAAAGGCACCCTCGAGTGCCTTTTTTATTGATTTATAATTGTTGTTTTACTTTATTAAGCCTGCAATTCTACGCATCTGTATCATATCTTCATTAAACTGTGCATCTTCGTTTGTTGATTTCGTTTTGTTGTAATGTAGTAAGTCGTCTTCACTATCACCTTTAGCAAAGGCTTTCATTTGACTAGGCATTATCTTAAGTTTATCTAATGTGCTTAATTCTTTTGCGCCCATACGTTTTAGTTTTTCATCTTTGTTAACGTGGTCATCGAATCCTTCTGCTAATGCTGCACGCATTTCTTCTTTAGTTTTACTATACTTTGCCTGAAATTCTTCATCTGTAAGATCTTTAAGATCCATATCAACTTCTTTTACCTTGCCTTCATTTACTTCATCACAATACTCTTCTTGAGCGTGTGATAATGGACTAGAACTATCCGATGGTGCCATTGCTTCTAATGCTTCGCCTAATGTTCTTGCTAGGTAGTCATAGTATTTTGCATTCTGACGTTTTTTACTTGGTGCTTCTTTTTTATATGTTAAAGGTTTTTCTTCGCGTGGCTTATATTCTTCTGCAACTTCATTACTGCCTTCTAACTGATCAACAACTTGTTGAACATACGCACTAACGTCACTAGAGCCAATTTCTTCAACTTCACCAACCCATTCAGCAACATCTCTGGCCGCGTCCATAATTGCTTGTGGACCGTGTTTAACTAATAAGTCTTTATGTTGGTTGATGATACGACGAATAATTGCTGACTGTATGGCTTCACAACAATCGCTTTCACCTTCTTCTTCATACACGGTACCGTCCATACCTCCATCGCCTGAACCGTATGTATCACCTTCTGTCATATCTTGTGATTTTTCTTCAGCTTTTGCACGTAGTTTTTCGTTTGGAATATGTTGTGCTATTAGTGGATCTAAATGTAAATAGTCTAATAATTCACTTCTAGACATTTTGTTATATGGTGTATCACCTGTATCTGACTCGCCCAATCCTTGATCGGCGGGTTCTACATCACCAATCTCGTTCATTAGTTCTTGGTATACTTCGGGCACATTGTTGTATACCCAATCCATAATAATATCACGTGCATCCGCTTCTGAATTTTCTTTTGAAGCGTGTAACAATATTTCTTCTAATTTATTACTGTTAATAATACCGCTAATTGCATTAATAGCATTAACAGCATCAACCCCCAACGGTAATTCTTCAGCAAACACATCTGCTAAATCATCAACGTTAATAGGCTCTTCGTCCCAGCTTTCTGCTACAGTGTTAGCCCAGCTTTCAAAGCTCTCGGCAAATTTATTAGTTTTCTTCATATTATAGGCCTTATAAACTATCGGTAACGCATCGCTCATGCGTTCATTAAATGTACGTTTAACAAATCTTTCTTTGAGAGCGTTAACGTCAAAATCTTCTTCTGGAATATAACTAGTACTAGTAGCAACAAATTGTTCCTTGCACTGTTGGTAACCTTTGCGGCCACTCATTTTACCTAGGGTATTTTTTAGCAAGCTGTGATATTCAAATGCAGCTTCAACCATGCTTTTTGTTTCTTCATCTTCAAAAACACGGCGTACCATTGCGGCTTTAAATGGGCGTAATTTGCCACACTCTTGCGCAACTTCGGTAATATGTTGTCCAAACTCATCATTGATTTGACCACCTTCGCTGACATGACGTGCCATAGCACGTGCATAGCGTAGATTGTTTTCTGACAGTTTGAAACGTTCTATG